TGATTTGTTTTATTCTGTTGACCCGTCTTATCGAGTGGGTTCAAATGTTGCGTTCATGTGTAACGACGCAGTTCATTCAGCAATTAGAAAATTAGGATTGACAGCAGCAGAAAATTACAATCCTGTCACTTTTGGAACAGATGGAACTATGTTTATCTTAGGTAAAAAGGTTCTTATCAATCAGGACATGGCAGCAACAATTGAAGCAAGTGCAAAAACATTGTTGTTTGGTGACTTTAGCGGATACGCAGTTCGTACTGCTGGCGGCGTTACAGTTCGCAGATTATCAGAACGATATGGGGACGAATTGAATGTTGGATTTTTGGCATATCGTAGAGTAGATGGAAATTTGATTTCAGCGGGTACACCTTTGAAGTTTATCACACAGGCGGCGTCATAGGATTATTAATAACATAACTAAGTGGTGCAGATTCGTCTGCACTGCTTAAATTCAAAAAGATGAAAATAGTATTTAAACAAACGATTGCAGGAAATCATTTTCTTTATAAAAAAGGGAAAGAATACGAGGTTAATAATATTGAAGCCGCAAGGTTTGTAAAAATAGGTTTTGCGGAAAAAGTTGAAACGAAAGAAACGGCAACGGCAAAAACAAAAAGAACAACACGTAAAAAATCATCAAAATAATGATTGAAAATATTGCAACATCTTACAAAGTAATAACACCGCCTGAGGTTGAAGTTGTATCAACTGATGACATGAAAAACTATTTAAAGTTAGACGGTATTTCGGCTGATGATAGTTTAATTACTACGTTATTAATAGCAGCAAGGCAACGTTGTGAAGAGTATTGTAATATAAAATTTATTGATACTGTAATACAACAGGTTTATGATAAATTTCCATCTGGCACAAAGGACGCTTTAAACTTTTCAATCGGCAATGTCGCAAGGGTTGCAAGTTTAAAATATATTGATTCAGATGGAGCAGAACAAACTTGGGACAGTTCAAACTATATTGTTGACACGTACAAAAAAGCTGGGCGGGTTTGTTTAGCGTCAAATGTATCGTTTCCGTCTATTGATTCAGATAGGATTAATTCAGTGTCAATTAGATATACTAGCGGCTTTGGTGTTTTAGCGTCGGATGTTCCTGACGCAATTAAGCACGCAATAATGTTGCAAACTGCTTATATGTATAACAATCGAGAGGACAAAGCTAAAACGCTTGCAACATTATCAGAATATTTATTGAATCCGTTTATTTGTAGTTTTTTATGAGAATAGGACAATTAAAATATCGTATTAAGTTACAAACGTACAGTTCCGCAACGAACGCAGAAACTGGTCAAGTTGTAAGAACGTGGGCTGATTCAGAAACGGTTTGGGCTGATGTAGAATGGAAAAGCGGAGACGAAGGGGAAAAAGATGAAGTGATAACACAGACACAAAAAGTTGATTTTGTTTTGCGGTGGCGTTCTGCTATTAATGCGAATGATTACAGGATAGTTTTTGACAATGATATTTTTGATATTGAAAGTGTTAAATTGATTGATGCTTATAGAACATGGATGAAATTAGGTTGTAAAAAACGTGATAATGTATGACCTCCGTAATTGACAAAAGAGAACTTGATGAAATATTTAAAAAATTGGAAGCATTAAAGTTTGTCTTTGATGAAGATGATTTTGAAAAGGTTCTTGCAGAAGCGGCAAAACCTGCACAAGAAGCAATACAAAAAGAAATCCCGCAAGGGAAAAATGTTCACTTAATGAAAGACGACGGTGGAACATATAAAAGAGTTAGACCAGGTAATTTGAAACGGTCTATTCAGATTTTTAAAGCAAAGCGGCAAAAAAGAAAGATGGTTTTAGTTGGTGCGGTTGTTAGTAAAAAATCTAAGATAAAAAGTGTTTTAGGTGCAAAAAGAGTGAGCAGGGCAAAGCGTGCATTTTATTGGAAATTTGTGAATTTCGGAACAGCACATCAAGCACCAAACCGTTTCATGGACCGGGCACGAAGTTCGTCTGTTAATTCTGTTTTATTGAAATTAAAACAAGGCGTCAAGAAATACGCAAAACAAAACATTGATAAAATATTTAATTAATGCGTGCAGATATAGCAATATATAATTTATTGAAAGACAGTTCAAACATTTATCCTGTTGTGATTCCGCAAAAAATAAATATTTCGGACGGTTCAGTTTATCTCGCTTATAATTTAATTAATACGGAATCAGTAACATCAAAAACAAGTTTCAATGATTATGACCGTGTAACTGTTCAAGTGTCTTTTTTTAGTTCAGACATGAATGCGGTTTTGGCGAAAGCTGATGCAGTTAGAACTGTTTTGGATAGATATGCAGGAACAATTACAATTAATTCAACTGATTATAAAGTTGATTTGATTCGTTTTGAAAATCAAGAAATTGTTGGATTTGATGAAGATTTAGAAATTTTTATGATTGCGGCGGATTATTCTATCGCAATGTATCAATAAAAAATATTATGAACCATAACAAGAATATTAATAAAATTACGCAATCCACAAATGGAAACGTTCGGATGTTGGACGCTAGTAATGTGATTCTGCACCAAATTAATCGCAACAAAACGGTTTATTTAGATCCCGAAGATTCCACTGCAATTTATATTTGTGACAAGTTGAACGAACACACGTTTACACCAAAAGAAACTATTCGTCTTTTAGCGTCACAGGTTGGATTTGTCGGAGGTGTTGCGTTTGCAGGAACAGCACAAGATTTGATTGATTTATTGGATGGTTATTTTTTCGGGTAAGCCCTCGAGGGACTTCGGTTGGCGAGGTAAAAGCTGAACCGAATTTTGGCGAAAATTGGTTGAGTTTAGACGGTTCAACTGTAAATGTAGAAGATAAACCGCTTTTGTGGATTGCAGAAACATATTATAATACATACAACGGTAATACGTTTGTTTTACCGACAAACTCGGGTAATGATATTTGGGCAGGTGATGCAATTGATTATGCAGGTGTAACTTTGATTAACTTACATAGTAACAGTTTAACTACTAATTTCTCTACTACTTTACTAAGTAAGTTTAACAACCTTCAACTACTTTATTTATATGATAATTCAATTCCTTTTATTGACACTACTGTTTTAACAAAAGCTATTGTTATTGATATTTATGAGAATGCGTTAACAGGTAGTTATGATTTTACCGAATCAACTTTACTTACTGAGTTAAATATAAGAAATAATAGTATTACAAGTGTTGATATCTCAACGTGTTTAGTATTAGACTTTTTTAGTTGTCAACATAATGATTTAACAAGCATTGATGTTACAAACAACACATTATTGACAGAATTTCAGGCTTGGTCAAACGACTTAACAAGTATTGATGTTACAAACAACACATTATTGACACTATTATACTTGTTCAACAATAGCTTAACAACTATTGATGTTAGTAACAATACATTATTAGATGCTTTATACTTGTTCAACAATGATTTAACTGATTTAGACATAAGTAACAACACATTACTAACAAATTTAAGGTGTCATACTAATGAATTAGATAACCTTGTGAATAGTCAAATTTTAATTGATTTAGACAGTCACGGATTGAGTAACGGTTATTTACAAAGTACTATTTTTGGTGGTGGGAGTTTAACAACAGCAGGAACAACAGCAAAAATAAACCTGCAAGGAAAAGGGTGGACAATTGTTGGAATATAAAAAACGAATTATGTATAAATTAAATAGGATAGAAGATACTGACATATTTTATTTTGCTGAATCAGAAAGAGGTTGTCTGGGAGAAACATTAATAAAAGGAACGTTTTACGAAGTCTTAGCAGTTGCGGAATTGCTTAAAAATGATGCTGTTGATGTTGGTAGTGGTTCGTCTGTAAAAGTTGATAATCCTTTGTTTTTAACAAATATTGTTGATGCTAAATGGTACGTTATTTTTTTAGATTCGGATTTAATTCAGATAGTCCGAACAGACGGACAACAAACTTATTCATTACCAACAGGTTTTGAATGTTATCAAGAACCGTTAAACGACATTTTTACAAGAATTTCAAATTTAATTTTATGAGAATCAAGATTTTAAAAAAAATAGCTTTAAAAGGTC